GTAAGGCATGATGAACCGGTCGCCGTAGCGCGCTCGGCCGTTGCGCACGCGGTCGAGTGTGGCCTGGGCCCGGCCTGGTTTCTCGATCGGCGACCAGCGTCCTGCGTCGAAGCCGAGGAAGCTGGCGGCCGGCACGTGCCGCTCGCGCGGCAGCTGCAGCATCAGCGGTACCTTGCTGCGCGTCAGCACCATGAACAGTCGCACCCGGTGCTGCGGCACGCCCAGGTCAGCGCAGTCCACGATGTGCGGCGCGGCCTGATATCCCAGCGCCTGTACTGCCTGCAACCAGGCAGGGTACAGCACCCAGTCGGTGAACTCCGGCACGTTTTCGATCACTGCCGCTTGTGGCCGGTGGAACTCTAAGGCCGATACCGGAGCCCAGGCCGTCGAGCGCGAGGCATCGTGCTCAGGGTTTCCCGACTTCTTCCCGCGGGCCTTGGCGTGCCCTTGGCAGCAGGGCGAGGCAAGCAGGATGTCGTGTGCCGGCACCTGCTCCCAGCGGGCCTGGTGCAGGTCTTGGCAGACGTGCTGCGTTTCGGGGTGGTTGGCGCTGTGCCATTCAACGGCGACCGGCCAGTGGTTTGCCGCCCAGAGAACTTGGACGCCTGCGGCGCGCGCGCCGGTGCTCCATCCGCCGAGGCCGGCGAACAGGTCGATTGCTGTAGGCATGAATAATCCCGCTCAGTAGTGGCTCTATGGTATGAAGTCGAGTAGGTTCTGCGCGCAGTAACCGCTGACACAGATGGGGGTGGTGTTGAAGAGCGATAAATTTACTTGGGCCGTATGCCTTCTTTTGTTTTGTGCAGGGGTTGTGTGGGGGAGCGTTAAAATGAAAGAAGACTTCTTTGCAGTGGCCAACATCCACGATCTATTTGATATTTTTTCATCAGTAGCAACGATGCTGGCTTTGGTCTACGCCGTGTGGAGCGTAAATAATTGGCGCAAGCAATCTAAAGGAGAGGCCGATCACGAACTAGCTCAGAAGCTGGCTGTTGCCTGCATGAGATTCAAGGAATCGTCAAAGTCTGCTTGGGGCGACGCAGTTTTTGCCATCTGTAATAAAAACCAGAACCCAGCACAGCACGACGGCGAGCGGCAGGTAAGGCAGGCTTCCGCTGGCGGAATGGCGGATAAGTTGAGCCATCGAAGAACAGTCAAGGAAGACTTCGAGGCGGTGATGCTCGAGGCTCGCGCAATATGGGGGAAAGAAGCATTTGATCTGGAGAGAGACGTTGTATCTTTCTTTGATATCTGTACCCAGTGCTCAAATTTTTGGGTTTACGCCAATAACTCAAATTGTGCTGAGGATGTTAGATTGGCCTGGCTTGGTAGCGTTGCCGCTTATGAGCAAGTTATTATTATGAACGGATGGGAGGTGCGCATGGATATAGATGAGAATAAGTTTAACGGGCTATATATTGGCCTTGAGAATCTTATCCAGAGCAAAATGCTGAGCTGAGTCAGAGCGCCGATTGAATTGGCGCAGAACTCTGGTGCGCAGCACTATCGCCAAAGCGATCACAGCTTTTCGGTTGCTTCGTTCGTGGCTTTCTCCATGCATGCGCCGCCCTCCGTGGCCGGATGCGGCATGGTGTTGATAAAGGGGTTACAGGTCTGGCCTGACGATTTCGTCGCCAGGGTCGCGGCGGAGGTCGCGCAAGCTCTGTTCTTCGAACTGGCGCGCTAGTTTTGGCGAGATGTAAAAAGCTGGCGCTTCAGGTCGCTCAAGGCGACGCGTCCGCTCTTCTGGATCCTGCGCGATCCACGACAAGGCCAGGTCCTGCCAGAGTTCCTGCACCTGGTCGTAGCCGTGGCGCTCGATCTCGGCAGCCATGGCGGCCTTGATCCCTTCCGGCATGTTGAAGAACACTTTCTCGATTCCCAGCTTCTTCGCCTGGGCCTTCTGCCGGTTCCGGTAATCCGCAGAGTGCTTCGCGACACCGGTTTTCCCCTCGGCCATCGCTGATACCTCCCAAGCCGCTGGGCGGCAGATTGATGTGCTGCTGGCGCCGGCCGTGCCGGACGCGCGCGGTGATGCGTTTCAAGCGGATAGCTCCATGTCTCGGTCATGCCAGCCAGCAAGCCACCAGCCGCAGCTCACCGTCATCCAACCGAAAGGCTGGGCGTCTCGTGACTGGCTGTTGTCGCGGCAGGCGCGGCCGAGGTAGTAGGCAGATGGGTGAGCCTGCTGCTGGCGTTTCATGGCTACCCACCGGCCAGGTGGTGGAGCGGGGCGAACGGTATGTCGTCGTCGAAACTGTCATGGTCTGGCGGCGCAGCCTGCTGGTTCTGCGGCTGGCGCGCCGGGCGCTGTTGCCGTGGCTGCCGATCGGGCACTTGTCTAGGCTGCTGACCTTGGGGCCGGCTGCCCAGCAGCTGCATCGTGCCGTTGATGTCGACGATGATTTCCGTGGTGTAGCGCTTGATGCCGTCCTTCTCCCACTCGCGGGTCTGCAGCTTGCCCTCGATGTAGCACTGGGAGCCCTTTCGCAGGTACTCGCCGGCGATCTCCGCAACCTTCCCGAACAGCGACACGCGGTGCCACTCGGTGCGCTCGACCTTCTGGCCTGACTGCTTGTCAGTCCACTGCTCGCTGGTGGCCAAGCTGAGGTTCGTGACCGCGTTGCCGTTGGGCAGGTAGCGCACTTCCGGGTCCTGGCCGCAGGTGCCAACCAGGATGACCTTGTTTACCCCGCGGCTCATGACGAGAAGGCTCCTGCAACCACGATCAGAATCAAGGCCCACAGCGACGCCCAGCGAGTGCGGATGTCATCAGGCGGGCTGACCTTCAGCACCGGTACCGACTTCGCGTTTACTGCGCGCTCCAGGCTTTCGGCATAGGTCACTGCGTCGAAGTAGCGGCGGCGCTGGCCGTACAGACGGTTATCGTCGGAGCCCACAATGGCCCAGCTGTTGTTCTCGCCCTGCTGGACGAAGAAGCGGGAGTTGCTACGGAATTGGGCTGCCGCGGCTTCGGCTTGCTGCTGCACCTGGGCGTATTGCACACGGCTATTGCGGATGGCTGCGTTCATGAGTTGGTCCTTGTTGGTCAGGCATGGAGTTCCAAGGCTTCTGCCTTGCGAACGATTCGAACTTGGGCAGTGCGGCGCTCCGGCGCGCGGCGGTCACGGCGCATCGGGTCGCTGTCGTCGATCACCGCGTGCATGGTGATCAGGGCGGCCAGGGCGATGCAGAGCGGGCTGATGATTTGCTGGCGCATGGCCTTCGTGACTGCCTCGATGCGTCGCCCGGCTTCCAGCTTGAACAGCGCGGCCTCGATGCGGTTGGCCACGGTGCCTGGGCTGACCGCCATCTGGCGGGCGATTTCTTTGGTGGTGAGGCCTTGGGCCACCCACAGCAATGCTTCGAGCTCGCGGGGAGCCAGCGCCTTGCCGAGCTGGCCAATCCAGGAGCCGCAGGTAATCGTTTCCATGAAATGTCCTCGGTGGGCTGTATTGGTCGTGACACTCGCTACCGTGAACCTCCCGGACCAGGGGAGGGCGAGCGTCACGACCGATGCAGCCTGGTGATGGGGAACCAGGTAGATCGGGCAGTTTTCGTCAGGCTGACGCGGTGCTACTGCTGGGTGCGCAGTTCGTTGCGTGGCACCCATCCACTGCTGGTCTTCACCATGCAGCCGACGAATGCGGCGTAGCGGGTGTCGCGCTCGGTCTGGTGGCCGTACCTGGCGCAGGTGCCGTAGTCGATGCCGCGCAAGACCAGCCACGCGACCGCGATGGCCATGATCGCGAAGGACCCGATGCGGATCACAGGTAGTCCTTGAGGCTGAGGCCCATCAGCTTCGCCGACTTCTCAAGGACGGCCATTTCCTTGTCGTCGATCTCGCCCGAGGCCTCGGCGATGGTCAGCATGACGTTGATGACGATGGCGGCTTCTTCCGGCGAGTGGGCCAGGTCCTTCAGTTCCTTCTCGGCGTTCATGCGCAGGATGCGATGGCCGCCGTCGTGGAAGTCTTTTTCGGCGCGGTCCATGGTGTTGGAGAGCTCCGGCCCGAAGCCTTTGAGCTGAGGCGTGTTGGCGATCAGCTTCTCGGTCTTCTTGATCTCGTCTTCGCCGATATCGCCGTCGGCAGCAGCGACGTAGAAGGCGCCATAGACAATCGCCTGCATCAGGTCGCGGTTCTGAATTACCTGCATTGCAGCGCGAGCTTCACGACCTTTCTTGCCGAACAGTTTTCCAAGCATGGGGTGTTGCTCCGTGGGGTTGATTTCCCGTCTGGCCCTGTCTCCAAGGCCAGCCAGTGAAATCTGTTTTTCACTCCAGCCGCGGTGCTCACCCGCTGGAAAACTGCATCGGCGCTTTACGCTGCACGCCCGGGGCAGTTGCCACCCCTCTGGACCGTTGAGGCCTGTCCATCGCTGCCTTCATTTCTGGCCGGTGTCAGTCCGGCAATGAGGTGAGTATGAGTATGCTCATATTTCATGTCAATGGGTATGCTCATAAAAATTATGACATAACCCATAGTTGATTTTTCGCAGACACAAAAAAGCCCGCACAAAGCGGGCTCATTTGAAGGCGTTTTCGGTCTCGAATACGTGAAGACCTGGCGATTGGGTTTCAGCGGGATTGCGTGGCTGCGCGAGGTTTTCTTTCAGCTCGAGGAGGCCAGCTGGCTACAGCCTCGATTGACACTCGCGGAAAGGTTTTGTCCTCAGGGGAATAGTGGCTCCGCACGTAGGCTTCAACAATCCTCTCTCCGGATGCAAATCGAGCTGTAAAGATTTTTGCCCAGCGTTCGCTGATATAGCCGATCTGGTAGCGGAAGGGGCCAAAGAAAAACCACCTTTTGACCTCGACGTATACCGCAATCGCATTTGAATCGAATGGGTTAGTGGGCTCTGGCACCAGGACAACGTCCATTCCGTCTCGAACGAAGCGCCGAATCAAGTCCGCTCTGGAGGTTCCGTCAAGATTGCTAAAGCCCGTCCCTTTTACAGTGAGCTGGTACACAGCCCCCTGCTCATTGTCATCTTCCATAATGTCTCGTTATCAAATGTTAGCCTTCAGCCAAGCATGCTTAGAAGCGGCCAAGCACCTTGCTGGGCGCAAGTATGTTACCCACGTAGTGGATTTTTTCGATGTCCACCCAAGCGATAACGCGCCGCTCGCCGTAGGCCGAGTTTACCGAGGCAAGGTTTACGCCATCTTCGTTCTCAAAAAGCAATTCTTTGACCATGCTCTGACCGTCAGTTGTCGTGACCATAACGTACTCACCCGGTACCAACCGATGATTCGGCTCACACACCGCGATCCAGCCACTACGAATAGCAGGAGCCATTGAGTCGCCCTTCAGGCGCAGCGCATATGCGTCCTCATCCCGTGACCAAGTCTCAACCCACCCCTCAGCTACATCAAGCCCAATCCAATAGCCATCATTTCCAAGCTGGGCGGTGCCCACAATTTCAATCCTTCGAGTGGGGGAGATGATTGGCGGGCCAGGCATGACGTTGCTGTCTGAGTTCAGCATCGACCCGGTACCTTCGGCCAGCCACAAGGCACTAACGCCGCAAACACTTGCTATTTGGGCGATGTAACTCGTCCCTTGGGATTTGCCTCGCTCTAAGTTCGAAATGGACGTCTGGTCCATCCCGACCTGAGTGGCGAGCTGGCCTTGAGTAAGCTTCGCGTGAGCTCTGGCTGCTTTGATTCGGTCTTTAAGTTCCATTTCTGGAGTATCAGGGGAGCACCCATATTGTTGCAAATGAGTGTTCCCATGTATTACCTTATGAGAATTCCCATAAGGACAACTGCCATGAGCACAATTTTCAAAGATCTCGTCGCCCACTTCGGGACGCAGGAGATTACTGCTGAGCGGCTCAGCGTTGATCAGAGCACAGTCTCCGGCTGGGTTCGCGGTAAGCACGGGATGTCTCCTGTGGTGGCTAAGCGAGCTGAGCGCCTCACGGAGGGCAAGTTTAAGAAGAAGGATCTTTGCCCTTCTTTTCCTTGGGACGAAGTCGCCTGACGATTCGAATTATGCGTGGCCTAGCGTTGCGCCACTAGATGATCAAAACACCTGCTGATCCATCCAGTGTTGGAATCGCAGACGAAAAAAAACCGCCTGGCGGGGCGGCTTTCTCTACAACTTTCAATCGAGTTGAAGCATGACAAACATCGTCCCACTTGACAAGTCCAGGGGGTTTACCCGGATGGACAACCAGCTCATGGATGGCCTGCTGGCTATCGATCTCCCGGCCCGGGAGATGAAGATTGTGCTGTACGTGGCCAAGGCCACCATCAACTTCGGTGCCGGCGCTCAGCGCATCCCGGCTACCGACATCGCGAAAGCCATCCACGCTCACCCCGACACCGTGTCGAAGGCTATTTCCAGTCTGCTGCGTCGTCGCGTGTTGTTCCGCGAGGGTGGTGCCCGGGGTGACATCGGAGTGAATGACCCGAAAGACTGGGTCTACTTTGATCCGAAACAGACCAAAACAGCCGACTCGGCTGAAGTGGTCCGAATCGGCGAAGAGTCGAAACAGACCAAAACCGCCGACTCCCTTCTTTATTCTAAGAAAGAAACCCCCTATGTAAATCTTCCTTCGGAAGATGTTACATGCCCCCCCAGCGAGCCGAAGCCGACTCTGGCGAAGGAAGATCGCAAGGCGCCATTCGGCAAGGTCGCCATGCTGGCGGACAACCCGCACGGCCTCGATGAATCCCTGATCGCTGACTACCTGGCGGTCCGGAAGTCGAAGGGCGCCCAGATGAGCGAACGGGTCTGGGGCCGGTTGAACGAGAAGCTCCGCCAGTGCCTGGCTTTGGGTATTCAGCCAGCCCAGGTGATGGAGATCGTAATCGACAGCGGGTGGCGCAGCTTCGAAGTTGAGTGGATCACCAAGCGCTTCCTCGCCAAATCGCCTGCCCAGGGCAAGCCAAACAGCCGTCATCACGGCTTCAACGATCGCGACTACCACGATGGCCTCATTCCACGGGAGGATGGCTCGTATGCGTTCTGAAAAAGTTGTCCACCTGTCGAGCATTGCCGGCCCGCAGGTCACCTCCATGGCCATGTGCGAAGAGCATGGCCCGTATGAAGCGACTACCCACCAGGTGCTCAGCCACACCTTCCGATCGCCGTGCCCAGGCTGCAAGGCGGCGCAGGTTGCCAAAAGCCAGGCCGAAGACGTCAAGCGTCAGCGCGTCGACCTCGCCTACAAGCTGGGTGACTCGCTGATTCCAAAGCGGTTCAAGGACAAAACTTTCGACAGCTACGCGGTGAGCTGCGACGGCCAGCACAAGGCTAAAGCGCGCTGCGAGCGGTATGCCGCAGAGTTCGAAGCCAACCTAGCGTCGGGCCGCTGCTTGATCCTGGTGGGCAACCCTGGCACCGGCAAAACGCATCTGGGGGTGTCGATCGCCCAGGCAGTCATGGCCAATTCCACCCATACCGCTGCCTATCGGACCCTCGGCGGTATTCTTCAAGCCATCCGCGCTACGTTCGACGGCAGCTCCGGTCAGACCGAAGGGAGCGTCCTTGATGCGCTGATTCGCCCGTCGCTGTTGGTCTTGGACGAAGTTGGAGCGAGCAAGGAGGCGCCCAGTGATTTCGAGCTCAGCCGGCTGTTCTCGATCATCAACGGCCGCTACGAGCGGATGCTGCCGACCATCGTGATTTCCAACCTTGGCGCGAAAGAGCTCCCGGCAGCGATGGGCGAGCGATCGGCTGACCGATTGCGGGAGGGCGGGGGCATCGTCCTGCCGTTCGATTGGGCATCCCACCGTGGCCGGGAGGGCATCTGATGCGCCAGTCCAAACTGACCAAGGCTGCGCGCGGTCGGGAATGCCAGGTGCGCATCCCGGGTGTTTGCAACGGAAACCCAGAAACTACCGTACTGGCGCACTACCGCATGGCTGGCACCTGCGGCGTGGGCCGCAAGCCGAACGACCTGCAGGGCGCCTGGGCCTGCAGCGCCTGCCACGATGCCTGCGACGGTCGCAGCCGGGCGATCGACCGCGACACTGCTCGTCAGTACCACGCCGAGGGCGTCATGCGCACCCAGGCGGCGCTGATCAGTGAAGGAGTTCTGGTTGCATGAACGCTCCCGCCCTTCGTGCGTACAAGCCCAAGGTTTCCCGCGCCAAGCCCGTCGACAGGGAAGGGCAGGAGCAGGCTGCGCTGATGAAAGAACTGCAGCTGCGCTACCCGCAGGCCTACAAGCTGATCTACCACGTCCCGAACGGTGGTCACCGGATCAAAGCCGTCGCCGCCAAGTTGAAAGGGCAGGGCGTCAAGGCCGGCGTCCCCGATCTGGTGCTGCCCATGGCGCGAGGTGGGTACTTCGGGCTGTACATCGAGTTCAAGGCCAAGCCGCCCTTCGACGCCCCTGTGTCGCCCAGTCAGGATGCCTTCCTGCAGATGCTGACGAACGAAAATTATCTGGCCATCGTGTGCCGCGGCAACATCGACGCCGTCGAAGCCATCCGCGCCTACCTGCTGCTGCCTGCCACGGTGGCCGCATGAGCGCTACCCGGGAAGTGAAGCTGAGCGAGGCCGAGGTGCGCCGGCAGGCCGCCGACAAGTCGGTGCGCGACTTGCGCGACCCGCGTCACCCCGGCCTGTACCTGCGCTTCTGGAGCAACCGCGAGCGCGGCACCTGGCACCTGGTGCGCGGCAAGAAGTGGGTGCCGATCGCTCGCTGGCCTGACTTGGGCGTGGCGGCGGTGCTAGCCGAGCTGCCCGCGCTTCGTCAGCGCCTGATGCGCAGCCCGGCCACAGCGCCGGTTGCCTCGGGCATGGCCAGCGTGGGTCAGCTGCTCGACTGGTACGGTAACCGAATGGCTCGCGACCGGTCGCTGTCGGTCAAGCGCAAGGCCGGCGCCCGTTCCGCCATCGCCCAGCACCTGAAGCCGCGACTGAATGACCTGGCCTTGGTCGAGGTGACTGCCGACGCGCTGGACAAGCAACTGATGTGGCCGTGCCAGGCCGAAGTGTCGCTGTCCTACCTGCGGCAGATGTTCGCGCTGTTGCTGACCGCTTTTCGCCAGGCCCTGCAGCTGGGCCTGATCGACCGCGACCCGATGGCGGGGATGCGCTTCCACGACTTCACCAAGGCCAAGATCCTGCCCAAGGCAGCCCGCCTGCGCGACGTGCAACTGCCCGAGCTGATGCAGCAACTGGCCCAGGCCTTCGAAACATCCCCGGGTGACGCCATGCTGGCCCTGATGATGTTGGCCCACGGCACCCGGATCGGCGAGACCCGAATGGCGCGGTGGAGTGAGATCTCGCTGGCGGCGGCCGAGTGGTTCATCCCGGCAGCGAACACCAAGACCCGCACCGAGCACCGCCTGCCACTGACCGCCCAGGTCGAGGCGCTATTGGTACGGTACCGGGCGATTCAGCAGGGTCAGGGCTACGAGGGTGTGTACCTGTTCCCGAACCGTCGCGGCCTGTCGCTGAGCGAGACCCAGGCCAGTGCCGTGTTCACCCGCTTGGGGCGGGGCGAGTGGACCAGCCACGATCTGCGCAAGGTGTCCCGCAGCACGTGGACCGACCTCGGCATCGACGGGCACATCGGCGAGATGCTGCTGAACCACACGCTGGGCAAGATCGCCAGCACCTACATCCACACGCAGGCCATGCAGCAGCGTCGGGTCGCGCTGGAGAAGTGGCACGCCTGGCTCGATCAGGTTGGCTTCACGGCCATCCACCGCCTTACCAATGCCTTATTTGAAAATTCGCAGAATTTGCCTCAGGCCGCGCAGATCGTGGCATCGAGCGACCTTACCGCATTTGTAATTGGCGAGGATTCAAAGTGACAGGGAAGAGCCGCGGCCCCGCCTTCAAGAAGGCAGTGATCGAGTTGGCTCAATGCCCTTTGTGCCGTGGGAGAGCGGTCACCAAGGGTTTGTTCTACGAACTGCCATGCGACCACTGCAACGCCTCGGGCGTTGTGGCAGCTGCAACAGGCGAGGCCCTGGCCCTGGATGAACTGGTGACCCAGCTCAGCATGGCCCTGCAGGCCGCGAACCGGCAGATCGAGCAGTTGAAGAACCCTCAGGCATCCGGGCCTGAGGCGACATACCAGGGAAGCAACCGGCGCGGCGCCGGTGGCACCAACTACACCGGGGATTAAGGGGGAAGGACATGAGCAATCTAGAGAAGACGGCCGAGTATCTGCTGGAGCACTGGGGTCGCTGGGTGGTGCTGGGCTCAGGCGTTTCGTGCTGCGCATCGCGGGAAAACACTATCCTCGATCCGATGATCACAGACGATGACGCTCTGTTCATTGATCGGCTGGTCGGGCGACTGAACAAACGCTACCCCGAGTGCGGCCAGGTCATCATCAAGTACTACACCTCCCGCGACACCGCGCTCAGGGACGTGGGCAAGAAGCTGGGCTTCGGTGAGGAGAAGACTCGACAGCTATGGAAGGCCGGCGTGGCGTGGGTCGATGGCGCGATCGATGTTCGACGTGAAGCCGCTTGACAGCCCCGGTCCTCATCCGTATCTTTCATGTTACTTTGCGGTAGGTGCGCGAGAGCAAACTCGCCATCCCCCACAACCTCCTTAGAGCCTCGGCATTTGCCGGGGCTTTTTCGTTTTCGGCTCCACCACACCCATCGCTCCGAGCTGGGAGTGCTGCTTGGGGCCGAACCTATTGCGCTCCCCAAAAGGGAGGAACCGAGATGCCAAACATGCCCGAGAAGGATCCTGGCCTGTGGGCCGCTGTGTTCGCCTGGGTGCTGGCTCACCAGCCTCAGCTGTATGCCGCTGGCCTGTCGGTCGCGATCGCCGCCCTTCGGGTTGTGTATGGCGGCGGCACCCGCCGGCAGATGGTGCTGGAAGGCGCACTCTGCGGCCTCATCACTCTGGCCCTGGTGCCGCTGCTCGAATGGATGGGATTGCCGCAGGGCATGGCCACTTTCGCAGGCGGCGCCGTCGGGTTCATGGGAGTCGAGAAGCTGCGCGGCTACTCGGACCTGTTCATGACGCGCAAGGCACAAGGCTGATGGCCAGGCTCAAGACGCTCGGCCCTCGCATCAAGGAGAGCGCAGGTTCGCGGGTCAAGGTGGTCACGCCTGGCAGCTGGCGGAGCGGCATGACCAGCTCCCAGCGTGGCTACGACTACCGATGGCAGAAGGCGCGAGAGCAGTACCTGCGTGACAACCCGCTGTGCGCCTACTGCGCTCGGCAAGGGCGAACGGCAGCAGCCAGCGTCGTCGACCACATCGTCGCGCACCGAGGTGACAAGGATCTCTTCTGGGATCAGGCCAACTGGCAGCCGCTGTGCAAGCCTTGTCACGACTCGGTCAAGCAGGCTGAGGAGGCAGCTGGCCTGATGGGCTGACCGCCAGGTTCGGCGCGAGATCGGCCGCATCCGCCTAGAGGCACGCCAGTGATGTGCTGCTAGGTGGGGGGAGGTCAAAATATAGCGATTCTCACCTAGCTAGACCGCCTCCGACCCCACGCACACATTTTTTCCCGTTTCAGGAAAAGTTAACCATGGCTTTAACCGACAAGAAGCGGCGGTTTGTTGACGCTTTGCTGTCGGGGGCCTCAAATCGCGAAGCGGCGATCGCCGCCGGATATTCCGAGAAGACCGCGTCGCAAGCGGGCTCCAAGCTGGCCAAAGATCCAGACGTCCTCGCAGAAGTGGGTCGTCGGCTCAAGCAAAAGCAGGAGGCCAGCGCCCAGGTTAAACCAGGCCGAAAAGTTAAAGGTGACGACCCTGCGGATGATGAGCAGGGCGATGTGGCGCTCACCGTCACTGACGACCCTCGCGTCTTCCTTACCGA